GATACTTCTCACTCCATAATCCTGCCTCTTGAGCATAGATATTGTTTACCTTTGCTTTCAGAGTTGGTTGTAGTTGTGAGAACAAACACCAAGGTAAGAATGCAAAATCTTCTTTTAATACATTCTTATTATTTAAAAAGTCCTCTACCATTGAGTGAACAGCAGTCCCACGAGCAGCTGCAGTTCTCATAATATGATTTGCAACATCGTTCCCTACACGTTCACGCCATTTGGCAAGTCCTATCTTCTTTTCTTTACGAACCCCTAACACTGTTGTGATAGATGGATAGAAACCTGTTGGCGTATTATAGAATCGCTTACGGTTGATATTTTTTGTTGATACCTCTGGGATATCTACTGGATTGTGTACAAACATATTTTCCTCATTATTTAATATTCTAGTGTACAGTATACACCATCGTCACCCTATTGTCAATAGATTTATTCTACACCAAGCCTAATCTTATTGATAAGATATTCCTTTACAAAACCAGAACGCACAATGTCACCGATTGTAAATTCAATGTTATCGAATTGTTTCATTGCATCTAGAATTTTCATAAAGTTTACCATTCCCTGCTTGTCACTTCCTTTCATCAAATCTGTCTGGAAGAAATCTCCACAGAAAATAATTTTTGAATCCTGTCCAACACGAGTAATGATTGTATCAAGTTCGTGAAAGGTTAAGTTCTGACATTCATCTACAATGATAACTGCATTGTCTAGTGTAATACCACGCAAGAATGATGTAGTAAGAAACATTAAAGAACCTTGTTTCTTTAGTCTATCATATAGTCCAGCGAATGATGCTTCATTTGGTTGTTCAAACATGAACTTCACCATGTTCTGATATGGCACTTGGAATAGTGCTGTCTTATCTTCCTCATCGCCTGGCAAGAAACCAATCTCACGAGTTGGAACTGCACTACGAACCATGTACACTGTATCATATGGTGTTTCATTTCTTAGAACATCTTGTAGTCCATTATATAAGGAAACAAAGGTTTTACCTGTTCCTGCCGCACCATAAAGAAACAAATTCTGTCCCTTCTTATATGATTCAAATGCTTTCTTTTGATTATCAGTAATAGGTTTAATCGAAACCATATTATCAATTCTAATGTCTTTTACTTTAGCCATTAATTATTACTCCACTTGTTTCGGTGTTTAGCCAACACCGCATCTGTTTTAATTTGTTTTGCAGACTTCCTACCATACCGTTCACCCAATTGACTGTCTGGATGTGCCTCTGCTCCTTTTGCAAGAACCTCTTTCCAACCAGCATCAGTCTTTGCATCGATGTTATCACCTACTGAACCAGAGATAGAGAACATTGAAGGCATCTGCTTAATATGTGGGTTCTTTTTTAAGAGTTCTTCTCTTTTTGAGTTTGTTAAAAAGTCATCAAACTCTTCACCTGTTTTAGTATTTCTAAATGTAAATGTTGGCATTATGTACTCTTTTTAATAAAATTGTTTTGGACTTCTCTCTGTTTGTCCATGATTTTCCATTCCCGCTCTTCTTCTTCAGACATTACACCAATATTAGTATTACTAGGTTTAGGTTTCCAATATTCTGATTTATCCATTGCGATAGTAAGACACTCTGCTTGTATTTGTTCTACCAAATGATTGATAGTAGTAGTGTCCTGTTTAACTGGGCCATACTTTGCATTCTTTAGTCTATCAGATGTCTGCTTCAACCCATCAATCTTATTGCATAGGTCACTTATTTTATGTAACATTATTTATCTCCAACCAATAAGGCACAGTACGATTCTTCCAATTATGTAAATGTGTCTTATACTTTATATAGTAATCCCGATATGCCGTAATTGAACTTTCGTTCTTAACATCATCTGGCATTGCCTGAGTGGGTTCTGTAAACTCACCCTCTTCCATGTTTTCTGGTGGACTGAATAGTGCATACTTTAGTTTACTATAACTAAGATGTGGTACACCCTTGTCATACCTGTACATGAATTCTGTGTTTAGTTCTGTCCACAACTCATACAACCATCTGTAATTTTTCTTAGACTGTCGTACCCAGATTGCACTAGGATGATTGACATGGCAAGACTTGTACAGAGTATGGTCTAGTTCTGGTTCTGGATGGTCATAAGTTTTCATCAAACGATTTGATTTGCTCAAACGCCTGACTTCTTTACCATCACATACACGATGTGCAGTAGACATAAGTTGTGCATACTCAACAATCATTTTACTTGCATGACTGTCGCAGTGCATCATTGCACTTTCTTTTGCATCTTTGTCTAGATAAAATATATTCATCTTTTCTCCCATCTGTAAAATATGTGGTCTTCAATCTCCACAGTTTTAGTTTTAGTCTTTGCCCAAGAAGGCATTACATAGTCAGCATGATAGTGTGTTGCACCATCTGTGATATCTAATAAGGTCATTCTACCAGAAACAAGCCCAGTTGTAAAGACATAAATTTCATTATATGTATCTTTATCAGCAGGAACATCTGACTTACCATCACAGAACCAACTGAATTGGCACTTATGTCTGATAGGAATCATTTCACCAGTTCCCTTCCAACTTGGTCGAGATGGGCCTTGTTTTACTACACCACAAATTGTATTGGGGAATCTTGAGTCTTTTACACGATTGAGTGTTACTGACATCACCGCCATCTGTCCAGCGAGTGGTTGATTCCTTGCTTCATAATACACATTCTGTGTAAGACAAACTGCCTCTTGATTTAAATATTCATTAATCACCAGTTTATCATCTATCTCTACTGGTGTTATACTTACCAATAGACTTACTAAAAATTCATTAATTGACATCACATACCGTCCCAGCGTTGTGCCATGTTGCCTTACATCTAGGTTGACTAGGGTCAAGGAATGGCACTGGTTTCGGGTCAAACAATTGACCCCACAAATTACCGTAGTAAATTACTTGTACTTTATCTGTAGTATTATCTATAATGATTGGATTATCATTTGGGTCTTTTGTTTCAATAACAACTCCATCAACAGACAGAGTTGTTCCTTGAATAACATCATTTGCCTTAGCAATACCTGTAATTAACAGGAACGCCAAACAAGCAATTGTCATTAATATAAATTCTTTAAGCTTATTCATATTAGTTACTAACAATATTGTTAAACTCAAAATGTCCACCGTGAGTTTCCTCAGTCTGGTCAATAACATCTTTTGCATAACTTCCAAAAGAATAACCAAACTTATCGATTGCTTTCTGGATAATATTTTTTGGTGTATCCGTCATTTCACCTGTGTCTGTATAGAAATCATATACAAAATCTTCTACATCCATCATTAGACTTTTCACTGCACTCATAATTAAACTTCCTTTCCATCAATTGTTTTAAATCCAAAACCAGCAACCACATATTTTTGATTACCGATTACCATTTGGTCATCTACCGAAGTAGACCTATGTCCCCATTCTTTACCGTTCTTATCAACTACAAGTGGAGCCATGACAGTAACATTTTCATTATAGTCACCGTTTTTTTCTTCCCCTTCACCATAGTTAAGAGTAGTCTTTTTGATGCTCCATGAACCGTGGACATTGTTAGTCCACCTGTAAGCATACTCAAGTGTTTCGATTGTAGTAGGGAACTCTGGAACTTCCACAAACGCAACGGTTTGTGGAGCATCCTCAAAGGCGGTATGTATTACAGAGACTTGTGTCATTACGCAGCCTCCAACATTGAAAATGGAACATTGTAACCAGACACAGCACCAGAGATAGGGTTCGTCACCATATCAACAATCGCTCTTGTCTTGTTAATTTTTCTGATAGTGCCTGGAGTTTTCTTTGTTTTCTGAACAACATAAACTCTTTGTCCTACAGACAAGTCACCTTTATTTTTCATCACTTTGAGGTCAGAACAAAACTTCTGTAGTTCTGTCAATTCACCAACTGTCATACCCATTAGGGTTTTTTGCATTTCATTACTAATCATAATATTTCCTCTTTCTCATTATCAACATAGCTATTGTATCAAGCATTAAGCAAGATGTCAAGGCTTATTTTATAAAATATCTGCATCCCACACAAGTTGTGCATATTTGTCTTGCAGACGGTAAGCTTCCTTTTCCCAAGGAAGGTCATAGTAACTAGTACCTTCTATGATAGAACACTTCTTCCACTGTTTACCAGCGGCGTCCATTTCCTTCCTAGCGTACTGTTTAATGTGTATCATCTCGTGAACCACAGTAGTTACTAATTCTTTTAAAGTAAGTCCTTTTTGGACTTCTATAATAAATTCTCTGTTAGTATCTTGCATATCGCAATAACCAATTGCAGAGCCTGGAATGTTTTTAATCTCAACTTCAATATCTAAGGTTCTCATTCTAGGCATCAAATAACCCATCATAAAAGACACACACTGTTCTGCAACGTGTCTCTCGTATTTTAAACCACCGTTAACTGATATTGTATTAGTCATATAATTCCTTCTTTCTCATTGTCTATACATATAGTATACATGTTATTAGAACAAATGTCAAGGCATTTATTCAATTTCTTTGGCGAAATATTCCATTATTTCATCATGTGTATTGAAAAAGGTTGATTTATTTAATATATCAGAAAAATGAAACCATCCATCAGCATCAAAGTCAAAGTCTAGTATTGCGTGTATACACCAACCTTTAAGTAAATTATCGTATGAAAATGCATATGTAGAACTAACTGGTTCTACCTCGTTTGGGTAAAACTTACCAACTGCGATTTTCTCACTCTGAGCCATGATAACAACACCTTTATTGTTTGCATCTGCCCATTCTCTATCACCCTTTCCTCTTTGAAACATCTCTGGTTTAATCATTTTTCCTTCCTTTTTCATTGTAATATAGTTATATTATACATGTTTTAAGAACAAAAGTCAAGGCCTAAAGGCATCTTTTTGGCCAAAAAAAAACCCTTGAAAATCAAGGGTTTAAGGGTAATGGATGGAAATTCTGAGAGAGAAAGTCGAGAGAGAGGTGAATCTCCATCCATTGTTCTTATATAATACCATAAAGGTATCTTATTGTCAACACATTTTCAAAGCTTCTGCTGTAGTTTCTGTAACTCTACGAGTCCATCCCTTGCCGAATGTTTCAAATGTTTTAAGTTTTTCATAGTATGATTGACGTGCTTCTTGAAAATTCTTGATAGATGTTTCAAGACCATGTTCATCAATATACTCACCAAGTTTCCTTAGTGTATTAGGCCCGATACCACCATCGGCAACAGTCCCAATCATTGTTTGCAAATACTTTGCAGAACGTCCTGTACCAGCGTTTACTCCGAAATCGAATACGCAGAGGTCAAGCCCGTTTGGAATATCGTCACACTTCAGACGGCCCCAGTAATTCTTTTCGTAGATTGGTGCGGCATCCTCTACAGTTAAGTCTTTCATGTCTTTCGTACCACCGAAATCTTCATAAACTCTCTTGGTAATGCCAAGATTAGTTTCACCGCCTGGGTCTTTCGGATGGTTAACATAACCACCCTCGTGGTGGAGAATCATCTCCAAACAATGTTGATAGTTACTTTGCATTTTATGTTTCGCTCCTTGCAAATTGGTCGTTCCAATTGAACGACTCTTTAACGACATTCTCAGAGAGTCCTTTGAATGCTTGATGTAATTTTTTATCTTTTGCCGATATGACAATCTCTGCTTCATCTTTGTGTAGTCCTTCTAATAATTGGATAAACATATTTTCACGTTTAAATCCTACTAATTGGTCATCACCACCTTTGATAAATCGATATAGTTTTTTGTACTCTCTTCGTAGTACAGTGTGTTCAGTTCCTTCTTCAGCATCATTCGCTTTAAAGGGAACTTCACCTTCTGGTATAACCCACTCAATGTTTGGGTCAAATGATGATTTGATTATTGCTCTAAGAGCATCACAATCATACTTCTGCAAAATTTCAACCTTCTTGGCTTTAGTCTTTGCATTATTCACTTTCTTTAATACCTCAGAAAGTAGAGGTGTATAGGTATCTCTAACCATTTTAAAAGTCTCCAATGTCATTCATAAGATTTTTCAATCTATTTTTAATAAAATAATTTAGTAGTTTAGACCTATCACCATGTTCAGCATTCTGGTAATCTTCCAGAATATTTGCTTTCAAGTCACTAGGAATACATTCCAAATCAATTAGCGTTTTATTTCGTTGATAGTTACGCATCATTTCTTCAGAGCAAAAGTCTGAAGGTTCTAAATCTATCCATGTCTCTAACTTTTTCTTAGATAGTGGTTTCTGTCTCAACTCATCAACGAAAGTGTTATCAGGCGAAAGGAAGTTTGGTACACCATCACTCCTATCCCCTTTTAATACATGCTCCCTTATATATATGTCGGGGTCAATATCCTTAACAAACTTTTTAAGAACAGGTGAATATTGTTTCACAAAGTTGTGTTTTTGCAACTGTATGAAATCTTTATCACCAGACAATATTAGAATGTGTTCAAACTCAGATGGTGTCTCAGCAATATGTTGTACGATTGCTGCGATGCAATCATCTGCCTCTGCACCTTCTACTTCTAATACTTTATATGGGAATACATCTTTGATTTCATCTCTAATGCTATTCAGAGTTTCAAAGATGACGTTCCAATCAAGTCCAGAGTTTGCTCTATCCTTCTTACGATTGGATTTGTAGTTGGGGAAGTAATCTCTTCTCCAATAACTTCTACTGTCATAACATAAAACCATTTCACCAAACGCATCATGGAATCGACTACGGTATGCTCTCAAAGAGTTCAACACCATATGACGAACCATGTTTCCGTCCAGTTCATTATCTCGTTTAGAACCTAGTTGCATCATCAGATTGCTGATGGTGACTTGGTTCATGTCAACTAATATCATAATTTTCTCACTTCAAATTGTATAGTATATAGTATACTATAATAGCAATGGTATGTCAATAGATTTATCCACTACTTTTCATTAGGGTCATTTTCCATTTCTTTAGTCCATTCACATTGTATGTCTGGATACCATGTTCCAATACTTCTTTTTGGTGTACCATCTGGATAGTATGCCATCACTAAACAAATACTCTTACAACGGTTCTGTGCATATTCACCCCAAAACATATCAAGGTATTCACCTGTTCTTAGATATGTTTCTAAATTGCGAATATATCCACGATGTGATTCGTAACGTGCTTCTGCACCTTTAACTTTAGCTCGCATTGCACTACGTTCACTAGACATCAAACTCTTCTGAGTCTTTATCCATTCCTTAACCTTGTGATGTGACCAAGCGTCATCGTCACCTCTTGCCAATACTAAGGGATGGATACTCTTATATTCGGGTGGGTTTTCTTTTAGACGTTTTTCTCTTGCAAGTGCAAGACGTTCACCAGCTGCCTTCTTCTGTTCGGCAGTCATTGGTTTCCGAGGTTTGCGTTTCTTTGGTAAAGTACTATCGTTTTCTACTTTTACATTCCGTTGCATAAATCACCTATTAATACCCACGTTCAATTTTCAATTTCTCTTGGTTTCTTTTAAACCTACGAGTTGCTTGTTCTTTTGCTAATCTACGTTTAGTCCCTTTGGACTGATAAAAAGTACGGTCTCTCATTTCTTGAAAGAACCCATCACGCAAGAGTTTCTTCTTCAGAATTCTCATTGCCTTGTTCACATCATTATCACGAACCATCACAGTCATCCCTGTTGGACGGTCTTCTTTTTTAAAATCACGTTTCTTACTATTATACTTATTAAATTTATTATACCTCATTTAATCCTCATTGTGGCCTGCCCTGCAAGATTCGAACTTGCGACCTACTGCTTAGAAGGCAGTTGCTCTATCCAGCTGAGCTAAGGGCAGTATCCTTGGTTGTCAGTAATTACTTACTGAATTGTACCTTATATTGTCTACCATCATGGTAAAAGGTAACAATGCTATGTGAGTATACAGTAACTACTTCTTCATCATATCTAGTTTCGATACTACACACTCTCTTAGTTGATGCTCTCGCATCTGAATTATCATGTCCGATAATTCCACCAAGTACTGCCCCTGCGGCCGCACCATTGTCTTTTTTGGTAATTACTTTACCTAAGATACCACCGAACAATGCACCTTTAAGTGTATCCCCAGTTTTATCTCCACCGACTGTAACATTAGTACATACCTCTACATTGTAGGGTACTCTATTAATTACACTCTTATTTACATCTGTAACTTGTGTGTCATTGGCATACGCCGTACTTGACAACGCCATCATGGCACAAAGTCCATAAGTCAACTTTTTCATTTTTACTCCTTCACAGTTTCTACTAAAGCACCAGTTCCGAATAGTTCATATCCATCTTTTGCTTTAGTAATTTTTACATAAGTATCCAATACTGCACACATTTCTTTTGCGGCATTAATTGCATCACCTAAAGTTTTATAAATCATAATTCCTTTTCCATTTCAAATAATACTATACACTACTCACGTAGCTTTGTCAAGAGCTATTAATTCCTTTTCTCCAGTTTTTTCATCTAATTCAACTTTGATGAAATTACCTCTTTCTAATTTATCCAACATAGTATTAACTATATCTTCAATTTTTTCTTTTTTACCGACATGCATACCAACATAATAAAAGATTGCTAGTAATCCTGTCGCAAGAATTGAGTGTTCTATCCCTGTCATTTATCGCTCCTATACAATATAATCTCCAAAATATTTATCAACCTTAGAAAGTAGAATATCAATCACTAGGACAATACTCCTTTTCAAAATCGTCAACCAATTTCTTCTTTTTATCAAGAAGAGATTTGACAGCATTCAATGCTCCACGCTTCTCATCAGATGCACCTTCGTCCATAGCAATCAACAAAGATTCTAAGACACTAATATCTTCCAATACTTCAACCATTATACAGTCTCCCATGATTTAAAATTCACAATTTTTTCTAACTTCTTAACTAGGTTTTTACCATAGTCACAGAAGAGAATTCCTTTGTCCCATACCCAAGACTCTACATCTTGTCCAGAATAGAACTCTTCATTTTCAGTCAACCACCTCAATGCAGTTTCTTCATTACCAGCACCCAAGTCAATAGTTTCCTTAACAAGAGTTTTAAAATTTACAACTGCAAGTTCTTCTGCTTTCTTTTCTGCAATAAAGTTTTCTTCATTAATCTTAGAAGCATCTTCGATTTCAGCATCCAACTCTGCATCTGTCATAGATGCAAAGTCAACAGAGCGAGCATATGATTTACTGTATGCATCAGCAACACAGTAGTAAGCATCTTCCTCAAGTTGAATTCTTTTGAACTCTGCAAGAGTACCAGATGGAACTCTTTCATTCCAATACTTGGTATCTTCTGGTTCAACCATAGAACCCATCCAACAACCGTCCTTTTTAGAGAACTCTTCTGCCTCTTTACGTTGGGCATTGATATAATCTTTAAGTTGGTTTTCCATAATCAATTCCTCTTTCTCATCATTACTAGCATAGTATACATGTTTTTAAAACAAATGTCAAGGCTTATTTTAACTTTATTCCACCCTGTCGTGAATTGGAACAGCACCATAAAATGATGAACCCATCATCTCTTCAACTTTCTCACTGAACCTTGAGTCAGAAGTTGCACCGTAGTTTCCACCGAACATAGTCCATGAACCCTTTTCGATTTCTTTCACTGGAACGATATTAACAATCGTTCTTCCCATAACATTCCTTGAAACTAACTTCGCTTCTGGATACCTAGCATCTGGACTGAAAGGCCCACTCACATTTGAAATGCAAAGTCCTTCGATGTTACCAGAAGTAACACCACCATTTGTGCAATCACCTAGATTGCTCTTATATACGTTAATATGTAAACCCATATTATATCTCCTTTATTATTGATTTGACAAAAGAACTGAATGGTAAACTTACTTCC